CTATGTGTGGCCCATCTGTTTCAGCAGTTTTGTCAGGGAGATTTGTGCATCCACGAAATTTTCGCGCAGTGAATAGATTCGGTTTGCGATGGCGGCTTTCTTGTCGGGAGAGATCTGGAGCATCTCGCGTAGGTCATCGCGGGCAAAGCAGGTGTCGGTCTGCGTTTGGGAACTGACTTCAAGAGCCTCAAAGCCAATCTCGACTGCGGATTTCACAGGGCGTGATGGGGTGGTTTTACGGCTTCCGGGAAACTGGATGACTTGAGCACTGGGCATCTGGATCTCCAAAAAAACGAGTAGTTGATGGAGAGAATGTAAATTCAAATAATTTGAACTGTCAATATAAAATTCAAATAATTTGAATATTTTTGTCGTAAGCCTAGCTTCGAAGGTGGTGCTTCAGTAAGGTTGGCGCTCGCTTGTTCGTTTCTGTGTTGAATAACTTGAGAGGTGATCAGAGTAAAGGGTGGGAAGCTCGGGATTGCTTGTCTTTTCCGGATGAGGGCTGTTTGGCTAGTTGTGAGGCCTGTGCAGCTGAGGGCGTTGTTTTATCGCCTTTTTCTAGCTTTGCGGAAGCGGCATTTGCAGATCAGCCCGTTAGCCTCTTGCGCGTGTGAGGGGGTGGGGGTGGTGCGGAGTTAGTGAGTTTGTTTTGGGGGAGGTTGACGCAAGGGGCTCACAAATGTGTATGCTGCTCGGACTACTACATGAGCTAAAAGCTCTCATTGTGTGGAGCTGGTGAGGAAGAGGTGGCGTTGCAGGGTTTTGCTGCGTTTTTATTGTTTAGATCTTTTGTGTGAAAGAGTGCTGACGATGAATAAGGAGCAGAGGTTAGATCTATTGATGCGAGTGGCTTATGATGCTGACTTGTCGATGGATATGCTGGAGGTGTTGTCTAGGGATCTTGATGCCCAGGCGCTTCGCATATTTTGTGGCAATGTCTCAACTCTGCCTAAGTATAAGAAATCAAGAGATGTTCCGTATCGTGCATTTATCTGAAGTGCTCCATCCAATGAAAGGCGGTTGGTCGCACTTTCCCAGTTGCTCAACTGAGATGGGCTTGCATTGATGCTTGCGGCAAACTCTTGTTTTTTTAAGCCGGTATATTCTCGCAGCCAAACCAAGCGGTTGGCAATGCTTTCTGGGGATGTGATCTCATTAAATGTCATGGCTTGAAGTTCTCATATTTCAAATAAATTGAAAAACATAAAAATTTGACCTTGCAAAAGTTCAATTAATTTGAAATTCTATTGTCATGGATACCGCAAAAACCATCGTTATTGAACTAGGAAGAGATCGTATACAGCAAGATCTTGGCGTTAAGCCGAGTGCTGTCGCTATGGCTATTCATAATGACCGCTTTCCGGCTGCTTGGTTTGATGTTCTTGAGGAACTCGCTAGGGACAAGGGACGGTCTCTTCCTCGTTCTTTGTTCAACTGGAAAAGAGCGCAAACTTCCTCTGAACAGAGAGGGCTGTGTCATGCCTCGTCTGATTGACGCATTCAGCTTGAGAGGAGGCCTTAGTCTTCATCTGTGTGAGAGCAGCTGATTAGCTGGCGCATCACTCAGCTGCTCTCACTTTTGCTTTGTCGTTGAGAACATGATGATTGCGAATTGTTGTTTTTAGTTGCCCACGCTGTCAGGTTTTTGTTCTCGCCTATCAACATATGGCCTGATCCTCAATGGGTCATTGGGCTTCTGGAAGGGATCGGGTACCTATGAGTTTTTCCAGAACGAACAACGGGCGCAAAGTCTGGATCTGTCGTCAGACCAGAGAGTTGATCAAAGCTTTTGGTGGGCAGGAGTGCACTGCTGCCTTTCTGGAACTTGGCCTGACCACCATCAAAAAATGGCCTGATGTGAATGAGGCTGGCAACATCACTTTGATGAGCCTGGTGAAGCTGGAAGAAGAGCTGGTCTCCATCGGCAGTGATCCGGTGTTCACGCTCGCGCACTTGCGAGCGCTTGGCTACATCACCACCAAACTGGACGCAAAAACCAGCAAAACCCCGGCTGCCTGTGCTCTTGATATGGTTCAGGCGGCCTGTGATGCCATCAAAGCCGCCTCGGAAGCCGCTGCTGATTGGGAGATCACCCCAGCCGAACACAACCGCATCGTCGGCATGTTCGAAGCCGCCCAAAAGGAATACGCCAAATACCTCTCAGCCTACAAATCCTCCGTCTCTGACAGTGTTGGAGAGGGATGAGCGTTTTGTGACTTTGAGTATCTCAGTCATTTCACATGATGTGTTCTTCAAGGAGCACACCTGAAAATGGAGGGACGTAATGAACGCGACTTTAGCCCTTGAAAGCCAAGCAGATCGCCCGCGTATCTCGTTTGTGCCTGCGGCGGTTTATGCGGATCAAAGCCTGATGCCACGTGACCGTGATGTGCTGGGTGTTCTGTGTTCCTCTACCGACAGAAACGGAATCTGCTATCGCTCTCAAGTGAAGATTGCGGAGCTGTTGGGTGTGGCGCGATCTACGGTGTATCGGGCCATCAGCCGGTTGATGGCATCAGGTTGGCTTGAGCGCAACGCGGGCCAACGCCCTGATGGCGGGCGCTGCTCCTACACTTATCGGGTCATCAATAAAGACATGCCGATACCGGAGCAGATGGACCTGTTTGCTGCCGATATTGAAGACGGGCATGTATCTGCAGACTGTTGCACAGACGGGCAGGGGATGCCCGCCCAGACGGGCAGCTATAATAACTTGTCTTTAAAAACTTCTGATGTTGATGACGAAGCGGCTGCGAGTGGGGCTGTTGAGGTAAATTCCATGCCTCCAGTTGCTGGCGTGTTGCAGCAAAGCGAGGCAGCACGGCGGTATATGCGCGGAGTTGCCGCTCTGCTTACCTCAGTGGGGCTTGATGTTGAGGAACTGCGGGGCGGTGCCAACCCTGCCATCGGCTGGTTTGTGCGTGGCTGTGACCTGGAGCAGGACGTAGTCACAGCGGTACGCGAGGTTGCTGGACGGGCTCCCGGCCTGATCCATTCGCTGAATTACTTCACCGGAGCGGTGCTTTCTGCGCACAAGGCGCGGCTGGAAGTCTCGAAAATCTATGGCAAATACCAGCGGTTGGGCGAGAAAGCTGCACGGCAACGGGCGCAGCGGGAAGAGCTTGAGCGGGAGAGTTGCCGGGAGGTGATTGCCGAGCTTGAAGCGGAGTACGCCCGATGACAGAGCTCGACGAAAAGTCCCTTGAAGATTGTTATGCCGATGTGATGCACTTCTTCGTCAAACCGCTCTCAGGTAAGTTCACCATGGTTCCCGGTGAAGAAAAGAAACCTTATTTTGACATGCTGTGCAAACAGTTAGGCGGGTTCGAGGTTGAGACGCTCGAGCTTGCTTCAACCAAGATTGCACGGGAGGTTTCCGGGCGTAGATGGCCGGATTATGCGGTTGCTATCGCTGCATGCAAAGCGGTGATGGGTGTGAAGCCCGTACGCAAACGGCGGGGTGGTCGCCGCTATAGCCTGCCCACTGATGCGGTGATGCGCATCCTTCTGGCTGATGGCAAAGCGCAGACGTTAGAGGCTTGCAACGGAGACTGGATTTCCGTGCTGTTTGATTTCGTAAAAACCAAGCACAGGTTTCCCTCTGATCGCGAGATTGAAGGACTGATTGTTGAGGTGCAATCGCGAGAAGCTCGCCTGAAAACACAGCGCATGGAAGCGTTGAAGGTGCTTTATGGCGAGACAGGATGCACAGAGCGACCTTTGCCTGATCGTCATCCCGTTTAGATGATGATCAATGCCTTTGCCAAACGACGTATGGATCTCTGTAACGCTGTTTTTCTGGAAGTTTACGGTTGCGATGTCGCAACGCTGGCTGCTGATGATGGAGGGCAAACCTATGCCACTGCATAGATTGAATGAGGAACGTGATGTGCTCCATTTGGCAAGCTCTCCCGAGGTGGCAAAGCCTGCTAATGAGGCTCCAGTTGCTCGCAATAGTGATACGCATACAGCGACTAAGACGCGGGATTGGTTGTTGGTTGCGTCAAAGTCCGGCGGGGTTCAGGGATGAACCAGGCACCGAATGCAGGCAACAGGGCGTTGGAGCAGGATTACAACTTGCTTCGAGCTCTCATCAAGCAGGCGCCCCTTGAGTGGGTCGTGGTGCAGACGAACCCCAACTGTGAGGATCGGGCGAAGGCAAGCGTTGCGGCGACAGGTGCGGTGGCTTACCTGCCCATGCTTCCCAAACGAAAGAAGGTGAAGCGGTCGGCGCAAATGCTGGACGTGAGCGCTCCCATGTTTCCCCGGTATCTGTTCGTTGGACTGGATGTTATCGGCGGTCAGTCCTGTGATCAGGTGCGCATTTGCGATGGTGTGGAAAAAATTCTTGCTGCAACCAAAGATGCGGCTTCACACCGTGTTCCCATAGCTGAGATGTTACGTATGCTCGATGCCTCGTGTGAAGCGCAGATTGGCAGAAAGAACTTGCATGGCCAGCTCTTTAGTATCGGCTGTGGTGTCGTTCTGACTGCTGGATCCGGTGCTCTTCTGAAGGGGGTTGTGAGAGAAGTATCTGATGGTGGTCAGTCCTTGAGAGTGGACGTTGAAGCCTTTGGCCGAACCACAAAAGCAACAGTGACAGTTGACAAAGTGGCGCCGCGTTAACCATCATGCATATCAGGATGATCCCGTGGATCTCCGGGGCCTGAGCGGTTAGGAGCCGCTATACCAAACAGAGCGACCTGGACACGAGACCCAGTCAACGTAAGACGCTGAGAAGCGGAGTTGGCGCGAAGAGTTTCTATGGATTTTTGGAGCACGTGCAAAGTGCAATTAACTGGTTCGCTGAGAGGCGGACCTTTTTTCTGTTTAGGTTTCTGGCTTTGCCCCTCAAGTCGATCACTCCCCGCTTGAACACATTGGGCCCAACGTTGCGCAAAGCACCAAAGGCGGTTGATCCGTTTTATCTCACACCTGAATGGAAGGCGCTCGCCAGGTACATCAAGCAACAGCGCGGCTGTGTCTGCGAGATGTGCGGCAAGGACTTCTCGAAGCTGCAACATAAGCTGATCGCCGATCACATCGTTGAGCGTAAAGACGGTGGTGCGGATCTCGACCCATCCAACCTCCAATGCCTTTGCACGTGGTGCCATAACCGGAAGACTGCGCAGGCTCAGAAGATGCGATGCCAAGGCGTTGATTGATAACGGAAGTGGGGGGTGGGGTAAAAGTCCGGGGGCTGAATTGCCCTTACCCACCCCGATATAACTGAGAGATTTTTTTTTGGCCGACTTCGATTTTGACCTGCTAGGCGATCCAATCCCTGAGGGATTTGGAAAACGAGGGCGTCCACCTCATATGGTGAGTGATGAAAAGCGTAGACTTGTCATGCAGTTACTCGCTTTCGAAAAAACTCAGGATGAAATTGCTGCAGCTTTAGGGATTACAGCTCCCACTTTGCGCAAGAATTATTTTCGTCAGCTCAAAGCCAGGGATGAAGCTCGGGAGAGGGTTGAGGCCAAGCTTCTGGGTAAGCTCATGGACCAGGCCGAAGCCGGGAAGGTGTCAGCGATTAAGGAAATCTTCTCCCGGCTTGAGAACTCTGATCGTGACAAGCTGGCGGAAGCGATTGCCAACCGTGGAAAGAGTGTTCCTGCGGCATCTGAAAAAACGCTCGGCAAAAAAGAAGAGCGAAAGAAAACTGCAGAAGATTATGCCGGAAAGTTTGCACCGCCCCAGGCCCCCCAGCTGATCAACTAAGAAAGAACTGTCTTGAAAATTCAGCACTGGTCAACTGCCTGCGTGGATTGGGAAGAGCGGATCGTTCAAGGGAAATCTCTCATCCCCTTTGGTCCGTTGTTCACTGCTGAAGCCGAAGCAGCTTTGAACGTCTTCAAGTCGCTCAAGGTGGTTGATGTTCCTGGCATGCCGACATTTGGTGAGTGCAGTGACCAGTGGGTGTTTGATTTTGTTGGTGCGATCTTTGGCGCCTATGATGCGGAACAAGGGCAGAGGTTGATCAGTGAGTTTTTGCTCCTGATCTCGAAGAAAAACGCCAAGTCCACTATTGCAGCAGGGATCATGGTGACAGCGCTCATTCGCAATTGGCGTCACCTCAACGAGCTGTTGCTATTGGCTCCAACCATTGAGGTGGCCAACAACTGTTTTGAGCCAGCTGCTGCGATGGTCTCCTATGATCCGGAACTCAAAAAAATCCTCAAAGTGACTACGCACCTGCGAGCAATCAAACACGAGACCACAAACTCAAACCTCAAGATTGTAGCTGCTGACAGCGACACGCTATCTGGCAAAAAAGCTGGCTTCGTTCTGGTTGATGAGTTGTGGTTGTTTGGCAAGAAGCCAAAGGCGACGGCCATGCTGCAGGAGGCCACTGGCGGATTGATTGCCCGTCCTGAAGGATTTGTTGTTTATCTGACTACGCATTCCGATGAGCCTCCAGCAGGGGTCTGGAAAAGCAAACTTGAGTATTACCGTGATGTGCGTGATGGCAAGATTGATGATCCTGAACGGTTAGGAGTTCTCTATGAGTTCCCGAAAAAGATGCTCAAGAATAAGGACTATCTAAAGCCTGAGAACTTCTACATCACCAACCCCAATCTCGGGCGCTCGGTGCGTAAGAGCTGGCTGGAATCCAAACTGCGCGAGGCGATGGATGGCACTGGTGAAGAGGACAAACAAAGCTTTCTTGCCAAACATCTGAACGTTCCGATTGGCATGAACCTGCGACGGGATCGGTGGGCTGGGACTGATCATTGGCAGGCTGCTGAATTCACTGTCATCCGTGATTTTGAAGAGTTTCTGGATCGATGTGAAGTTGTGACTGCTGGTGTTGATGGTGGTGGACTGGATGACCTTCTCGGGCTTTGCTTTATTGGGCGCGAAAAAGAGAGCGAGAAAAGCAGATGGCTGCTTTGGGCTTGTGGGTGCTGCCACAAGAGCGTGCTGGAAAAGCGCAAGCAGATCGCGACAGCTCTTCAGGATTTCGAGAAAGATGGCGACCTGTTCATCTGTACTGAATTTGCAGACGATATTCCGATTGTCGCTGACTTCATTGAGCAAGTTCTGGATCGTGGTCTATTCCCGAAAGAGAATGCAATCGGGCTGGATCCGGTCGGGGTTGCTGCAATCGTAGATGAGTTGATTGAGCGTGAGGTCAAGCCAGAGCAGCTCGTTGGTGTGCCTCAAGGCTATAAGCTTTCTGGAGTTACCAAAGGTATGGCGCGAAAGCTCGCAGATAAGTCTCTTGCTCATGGCGGCTCGCGAATGATGGCGTGGTGTGTTTCCAATGCCAAAACTGAAAAACGCGGCAATGCCGACTATGTGACCAAACAAGCATCCGGCTACATGAAGATTGATCCGCTCACAGCAGCGTTCAACGCGTTTGATCTTATGAGCCGCCATCCAGAGGCCGAAGGTAATGGCCTGGACGATTTCCTCAGCAATCCGGTGATGGTTATATGATCAGGTTTCTTAAGGCAGCGGCTCGTGGCATCAGGCAAGAGTTGCAGGCAGGCCAGTCTGGATGGATCAACCTCAATGGTGGAGATGCCTGGTCTGCGGGCGGTCATTCCTCTTCTGCCGGAAAATCAGTGAATGCATCGACGGCAATGACTGTTTCTGCTGTCTGGGATTGTGTACGTAAAACCTCGCAAGTCCTCTCCACATTGCCTTTGGCTCTGTATGAAAAGGGTGAGGGTGATAGCAGGATCAAAATTGAGGAGGACTTATCCTCAATCCTATCTGAAAGCCCAAATCGCGAGCAAACAGCCGTTGAGTTTTGGGAGGGAATGACTGCGCATATGACACTGCGCGGCAATGCGTTTGCAGAGAAGCTATTTGTGGGGAAAGGGCTGGTTGGTCTGCGTCCTTTGCTCAATGTTACTCCCAAGCGAAAAGCAAATGGCGAGCTGGAGTATAACGTCCGTGATCGAGGTAAGTTCACTAACTTGCCTGCTGACAAAGTGTTTCATCTTCGTGGTTTTGGAGGTGGTGACGGTCTTGGCATGTCGGCGATCAAGTATGGGGCGAATTCTATTGGTGCTGCTTTAGCTGCAGATGATACGGCAGGCAGTGTATTTTCAAATTCCATGATGGCTGCAGGTGTTTTGACCTCCGATCAAAAGCTCACTGCAGAGCAGCGGACCCAACTTCAGACATTGCTGGAAAAATTCATTGGATCGAGCAAAGCGGGCAAAACCCTTACGCTGGAATCTGGCCTCAAGTTTCAACAACTCCAGTTGAACCCTGAAGATGCGCAGCTTTTAGAAACACGGCGCTTTAGCGTTGAAGATGTTTGCAGGTGGTTCGGTGTTCCACCGATTGTGATCGGGCATTCAGCAGATGGCCAGACCATGTGGGGCAGTGGTGTTGAAGCGGTGATGTTGTCCTGGCTCTCGCTTGGTATCAATCCGCTACTTATCAAAAATGAAGCGCGTATCCTGAAAGATCTCATTCCCGTTGAAAAACGTGGGCGCTGGTACGTGGAATATAACCGCGAAGCCATGTTGCAAATGGACAGTAAGGCCAAGGGCGATTTCCTTCTCAAAATGCGGATGGGCGGTTTCATGTCTGGTGATGAGGGCCGCGACAAGCTCAATCTGCCACGACGTGGTGGCAACAGTGATGAGCTGGTGGTTCAAACCTCTATGGGATTGGTGGACTTGCTTGGAAAGGAAGACAAATGAGCCTTCGTAATTTGCCAACTGTGCCTTTGTCCGGACGGCAAGGTCTTCAAAGTACGATTACTGATAGTGTTTTGCAGCGGTGGAATCCTGACCTGAAAGTGGCGAGTAGTTCAGAAAATGAGAACTCTATCTCCATCCTTGATCCCATTGGGGAGAGCTGGATGTATGACGGCGTTACAGCAAAGCGAATTGCTGCAGCTCTTCGAAACATTGGCGAGAAGGATGTTGTTGTTTCGATCAACTCCCCAGGCGGGGACTTCTTCGAAGGGTTGGCCATCTATAACTTGCTGCGTGAGCACAAAGCCAAGGTGACGGTGAAAGTGCTGGGACTTGCGGCCTCTTCAGCCTCTATCATTGCTATGGCAGCTGATGAAATTCAGATTGGTCGAGCTGCATTCTTCATGATCCATAACACCTGGGTGTGTGCATGTGGTGATCGCCATGCTTTCCGTGAGGTTTCCGACTGGCTTGAGCCGTTCGATGCTGCGGCTGTGAGCATCTATCATGCAAGGACCAGTATCTTGGAAAAAGAACTGGAAGCCCAGCTTGATAAAGAGACTTGGATAAATGGTGAGAGTGCCGTTGAACAAGGTTTTGCAGATGCCTTACTAGCTGCTGACGAAGCAATAAATGAACCAACACAGGTCTCTCGCAAACCGTCGCCGAATGCAGCGCAAAAAGAACTCGATATTCTCCTGGTACGGCTCAACATTCCAAAATCAAAACGTCGCTCATTGTGCGCGGCTTTGAAAGGGAGCACGTCTGGCGCTGCTCCAAACGGCACGTCTGGCGCTGCCGTTCATCCAGGAGTGAAAGACCTCCTCGACAAGATTAATTCCATCTAATCGGAGAAGTTTGATGAAGAAGGCACTTATGCCCGCCATTTGCTTGGCGGCACTCGCTTTTGCACGTCCTGATGCTGTTGTTGGCTCGGTTCGAAATGACACTATGACCACTGAAGCGCTGCTGGAAAAAGTCAATCAGAAGCTTGATGAGGTTACTGCTAAAGTAAAATCTACAGCAGAGGATGCTCTCAATCAGGCTAAGAAATCAGGCGAGGTTTCGCAGGAAACCAAAGAGAAAGCTGACAAGCTTTTGACTGAGCAGACGGCTTTGAGCAACTCGGTCACTGAGCTGAAAAACTCGCTGGAAGGCATCAAGAGCCAGACGCTGGAGATCTCACAGCAGGTGGCTGAGGGGATCGGCAGCGGCGGTTCTGCTCCGGTGATGACACTTGGTCAGGCATTCGTGGCGGAAGATGAACGGATCAAGGCGTTTGCCGATGGTGGTGCTCGAGGCAATCTGCGAGTTACCGTCTCGAATGCAATCACCACTGCTGCAGGCTCGGCTGGTGGTTTGATCTACCATGAAGAAGAGCGTGATCCGATCCGCATGCCACGGCGTCGCTTGCTTATCCGGGATCTGCTGACCAAGGGCAAAACCAGTTCTGATCTGGTGAAGTACCGCAAGCAGGTAGTTCGTGACAATAAGGCGGCTATGGTTGCCGAAGAGGGGACAATGCCGGAATCCAGCTTTGGTTGGGAGAAGGCGACCTCTGAAGTCAAAAAGATTGCCCATGTCACCAATATCACAGAGGAAGCTCTGGCAGATTCCGACTTCCTGCAAACGGAGATCGATTCAGAGCTTCGCTATGGTCTGGATCTGGAAGAAGAAAAGCAGATCCTTGCTGGTGATGGACAGGGGGAAAACCTGAAGGGGCTTTTGACAGAGGCTGTGGCATTTGCTGCTGCTAATGGCCTACCTAATGCCACGCGAATTGATCGTCTGCGTCTTGCCATATTGCAGGTCGCATTAGCGGATTACGTTGCAACTTCCTTCGTCATGAACCCGACTGATTGGGCCGCAATTGACCTCCTGAAAGATGATCAGAAACGATACATCTTCGGCAACCCAGGCTCAATGAGCACTCCAATGCTCTGGGGTAAGGATGTGGTGGAATCCAATACCATGTCAGCCGGTGAATGGTTGACTGGCGATCTGGCGATGGCGGGAACTTATTATGACCGTCAGGAAACTGAAGTGCTCATTTCTTCCGAGCACGACACCAACTTCATTGAAGACATGCTGACCATGAAGGGTCGTAAACGGGTTGCTCTGGCGATCAAACGTGCTGCGGCGATGGTGAAGGGCAACTTCGTCTTCGCGTAA